GACTACCAGCGCCGCCCGAATGCCCTTTTGCAGCGCCAGCCCGAAACCGTCAGCCATTGAAAGCCGCCTTGGCTGCTTTCTTCACAGCCCGCTTGACGCTATTGCGAAACGTCTTGCCAAGGTGTCGCTGCATGATCCGCATATACGGCGCAGGAGCTGTCTCGCCGTGCTCGCCCTCCTTGCGCCCGAACTCCACCGCCCGTGCCTTGATCTGCGCATCCTTCTCTGGGGGGGCAGCTTCGACAGAGCCTTGCATCCCGTCCGCGCTGTATTTGGTGTAGATCCAGCCTTTCAACTCGCCACTGTCCACCGGGACCAGCGTCCGCGCCATGCGCGCGCCCTTCTCGGTGTTGCGCTTGATCGTCTTGCCGATCTCTGCCTGCACCTCGACGGGAAGGTCTGTCAGCTTGCGCTTCAGCTTTTTCGCGCCCGTGATCCTCATTCCGCCACCCCGCGCTCAATCTGGAACTCAAGATGGCTGCCCTTGGCATCCGTCTGAATGATGTTCTTGATGGCCCACGTCGCACCGCGCACCGTCACGCGATCTGCCGTTGTGATCGCCGCCGTGGCGCTGTCCTTGCGCACGCGCAGGTGCCCCATGCCGACGCCAGACAGCGCGCCGCCCTCAATGGCTTCCTTGCCTGTGCGCTCCACCAGATCAGCCCAGCGGGTAACAAGCGCCTCCCAGCCGGTGTAGGTGTTGCCATAGGCGTCAACAGCCCCTTCGGTCAGGCGCTCAAAAGCGGCCCGCTCGCGGAAACGTCCGGCCCTAGCCATAGAACGCGACCCGCTCAGTCATCACCAGCGCGTCGAAAGCGTGCGGGAGGCTCTTGGGAATGGAGCCGATCAATTCCGGCTCCCGGTTTTCGAACCAGTGCGCCACAATCAGCACAAGCGCGTGTCGAACCGAAGCCGGAACATCGGACGCCGCGTCCCCGTATCCCGTCACGAATTCCACCTGCACCGCGTCGGGCCGGTCGAAAGTAGAAGGCCACGACCCAACAGGCTCGACATACGCCCAATCTCTGGACGCAATCAGCCGATAGTCAGACAGCGTGGCGGTTTGCAGCACGTTGTCCGCGTCGTAATACTTGACCGCCGAAAGGCTTTGCACAGTCGGCAGGCGCAGCGCCAAGCGGTTCAGGGGACGGCCACCCTGCCGCCATGTCTGCGTGATGATCGCGCGCCCCAGAAGGCCCGTCGCGTCCACGTAGGAAACCGCCGCAGCGATCAGGGCGGCAAGGTAGGTGTCCTCGTCGGTGCCCTCGATGCGCAGTTGCGCCTTGCACTCAGCCAGCGTGATCGGCTCGACCGCAGGCCACGTGACGCGCTCAAGCATCACTTCACAGCCTTTTCGCCGCGCGGCTTGCGGGCCGCCTTTTCAACGCGCGCAACACGCACAGGCTCAGCAGTGCCCGCCGCGATCATGCGCTGCGCCTCAGCTTCGGAAAACTCCACCACGTCGCCCGGCGCAAAAACGCCGTTGGCCCCGGCGATGCTGACCAGCATCTTCACTTGCATTGGATGCCCTCCAAGGGGAAAGGGGCGGGCCGTTACAGCCCGCCCGTCATGATCAGGACGCCGCCGTGATCAGGTGCTTGACAGCCGCCGTGTTGGACAGTTCGCCATCGAAGCGGATGTAGCCGGCCATGCCGAAGCCCGGCCAGAAGTCCTTGTCCTCGATGGCGCCGATCAGCGGCTGGCCAACCTTGCGCACGTAGTATTTGCCGAAGTCGCCGAACAGCATGACCTTGGCCGCCGCGCCGAGGGACGCCATGTCCTGGTTGACATAGTAGGTGCGCCCGTTGAACGTGTTCGGCACACCCGCCTGCACATTGCCCATCTGCCACAGGTAGTTGCCGTCGCCGTCCTTTAGTTGGCGCAGCACTTTCAGCGTGGCGTCGTTGAACATGTAGGCCACTTTCGGCGCGGTCCGGTAAGCCGGATCGACCGAGTGCTCCAGATCCAGAACCTCGTCCCACGTGATTGCCGCGGTAGCGTTGGCCTCCTTGCCTTCCGCCGACGCCGTGACGATGCCGTTGGGTGCGGACGAGCCAGAGCCGGTGGTCAGTTGGGCGTTGGCAATCCGGGCCAGACGCTCACCGAGAAGCTGGCCGATCAGGTTCTCCATTGCGAAGATGCTGTCGTCTGCCAGTTCGCGCGACACGCGCAGCCACTCGGTGTTGAACGCGAAGGCGTCCAGCGCCTTTTCCCCGAAGGTCACGTCCTTGCCGCCATCGTCGGTGAGCGTCGCGCCCTCGGTGTGGGCACCCGCCGTCACCGCCGTGTCGTCCACGGTCGGCATGGTCAGTTGGCCGCCGCCGTTGGTCACGATCTCGGTGATGACGCTGCCGTCATACATCGGGCCGTGCGCCTTCATGGCAACCTCGATGATCTGAAGCAGTTCGGTCGGCACCGTGAAGCCACCAGCGCTGTTCGTGCCGGACGTCTGCGCGCGCTCTTCCTTGGGGATCGACTGATACCCGGCCTGAAGAACCGAGCGGGCCTCCGGGTCCATCGCGCCGATGTTGCCCCCGGCCTTCACGTAGGCATGGAAAGCGGTGCGATAGGTCATACGCTCGCCCTCGTCCACGCCAGCGGCGCGGCCTTCGGATTGCGGACGCCGCCCGGTGTGCACATCCTCGGCAAATGCCTCGGCATGTTTCACAGCGTTGTCCAGACGCGCGGTGCGCTCGGCACGCGCAGACAGCTTGTCATAGTCCGCCATCATCGCGTCGTATTCGCGCTCGATCTCGGCGGCGCGCTCTTCGGGCGTGTCGTCCTTGATCTGGTCGATCTTCGCGCGGGCTTCCGTGAGGATGTTCCCCATCTGCTCCCGCAGGTCTTTCAGTTCAGCCATAAGGGCCTCCATCAAAGGGAACCGGACGCTTCACAGCGTTCGATCCAAGCGCTTGCCCAAGGCGCAGGGATTTGGGCAAACAGCGGGAGCCGCTGTTATCGAATGCGGGACTTCATGCGCAGGCGCCGCCTGGCCTGCCCTTGTGCTCCGCGAAACTCTTGAAGGCTGCGAAGGCCGATCTCGGTCCCCTCGTATGCCGGTGTCGTCACCACGCTGACGTCAAAAAGCCGCGCCTGCTGAATGGTGCGCCGGGGGAGTTCGCCCGTTTCGTCCCATTCCTGCCGCTCTGCCATGAAGGCAAAGGACATCTTGTCCAGATCGCCGCGCTGCATCTTCGGCACGATCTGGCGAACGTCCGGGTCCGACCCGTCCAACTCCGCAGACATGCGAAGCCCCCGGTCATCCTCTGACAGCGCCAGCGTTCCTGACCGCGTGCGCGCCAGCGGCAACCCCTCATGGTTCACAAGAAACACCACGTCATCACGCCCCACCGCATCACGGAAAGCACCCGGCGCTATGCGCTCAAGGAACATACCCGCGATGTTGGCGTCCTCATTGAACACCGCCGCATAGCCCTCGACGCGAACCGCGCCGCTGTCGTCCATGCGGATCTCAACGGGCAAGCCCGCGCGAATTTCATGCGTCATCGTTGCCGCCCTCTTGCTCGCTTTGGTCAATCGGCATCGTCCCGCCTTGGATGAACACCCGGTCAGCCTCCGGCTTGTAAGGGTAGTTTTCCAAGCCCGCCGCGAAAGCCGGGGTGTAGATGCCGTTTTGAATTGCCGCCGCGTGGGCTTCCATGCGGGTCTTGACGTCGCCACGCAGCAGCCCGTTCACGTTTAACTCCACGAACTGTCCGCCGGTCCGTCCGAACAGTTTCAGGTTCATCTCCTGCTCGACCTGCTCAACCCACCGCTTGACCGTGTGCTTCACAAAGTGAAGGTCTTGCTGCTCGGTGTTAGAAAACGTCCCGTGCGTCAGGTCTTGAAGGAAGATCGGCGGCAACTGGTAGACCCGCGCAGCCTGCTCAATGCAAAATCTCTGGAACTCTAGAGACTGCATGTCCTGCGGGTTGAACCCGATGGCGTCCAGATCGTGACCCGCAGGCAAAGCCACGACCGGCTTTCCGTCGCGCTCGCCCGCTTCCATGACCTTCGCAATGTCATCAGAGGCACGCCGTGCGCTTTCGCCGGTATTGAACGGACCCTTGAGAACGACGCCGGGAATGCCGCCGCTTTGAAAACTCTTCTCGCCGTATCGCTGCGCCGCAAGCGCAAGCCCGATTGCCTGACGGCAAGTGTGGATCGGCCCATAGTGCCCACACATGTCAGGCTTGAGCATGTAGGGAATGTCGATGACTTCCCGCGCCTCGTAGTTAACCGCCCCACCGTTGGGTTGCCGATACTGATAGAGGCGCCCGCGATCAGTGCGCCGCACCGTTACCCGGGAGGGCTCCAAGGGCCACAGGTTCACCACCCGTCCCGAGTTGTTGCGCTCGATATAGGTGAACGCCCGCCCTGTTGTGAGCACCGCCTCGAACATGGACTTGCGCCACTCGAACGACGATGTTTCCTCGTTGGGCGCACGCCCGAGAATGGCCGCAAGCGGGTCGGTGCTTTTCTCCCGGCCCGTGTCGGTCGTCCGGTAGACGTGCAGCGGAAGGCCCGCCAGCGTGCCCGAGAGGAAGTTGACTGCCGCCCATATCGCAGGAAGCCCAAGCGCCGCCTCGGTCGTCACAGGCTTTCCCGCAACCACGAAGGCACTGGTGCCCATCAGGCCGGACCAGAACTCTTCACGCGACTGCGTAACAGCCGCGCGCGCCTCCGGTTTTGATCGCTTAACGAAAGGCCACATCATGCCGTCCCTTGAATACTAAAGGCCGGGTCGTCCCATGGGGAGGACGGCGCCTTTTGTTCGATCAGGAACCGGCCAAGCGCCATCATGCAGGCAACGGGTCCGTCGATCTTGTTCTCTGCCCGCGTCTTTGCCGGGGCGTGCAAGTCGCTTGTGCGCGACCGCTGCACCACGTTCGACAGCATCCACGCAAAAGCCGGGTCGCCGTCATGGTAAAGCCGCCCGTCCGCTATCAGCGCATCCATGCCCCGCATTGGCTCATTCATGAGTGAAGGCCGGTTGCCGAACTCGACGCACTCCGCACCAGCCTCCATCAATTCAACCGCAAGCTGCCGCGAATGCCACGGGTCAAACACCACCTCCCGCACCGCATAGGTTGCCAGCATGTCCATCACATCGGCGCGGATGAACGCCTGATCCGTTACCGCACCGTCCGTCTGGACCAGTCGCCCGGTGTCCCGCCACAGCCGAAAATGCTCATTTTCAGGCAACTCGATTGTCTCTTCCGGCGCGTAGTATCGACCAAATCGCGCAAAACCTTCGCCATGCGGGAACACCAACTCAACCGCCGTCAGGTCTCGCTTCTCCGCAAGGTCAACGCCGATGATGCACTCGCGCCCTTCAAAGTCCGTAAGCGACAGTCCAGGATCGCCCGCCGCAAGGTAGCGCCTCACGTCAAAGTAAGCATCCCGCGCCTGCACCCACACATTGAGGTGCTTGGTCTTGAAGATCCCCGCCTTGCGCGCGTTGCTTGCAGCCTCGCGCTGACGAGCCAACAAGAAGTCCTCTCCAACAGAAACACCAAAATTCGGGTTAGCCTTCCGCAGAACGTCCGGATCCGTCCAGTCGTCCCCGTCATCTATGCCGTAGATCATCGCGAAGGTTTCGTCGTCTTGCCGCGCCCCGCGAAGCGTTTTCTCCGCTTCCTCCTGCATCTGGTAGCAAGGCCCCGCGATGTTCTCGCCTGCCGTGGTGATGACCAGCATCAAGGGCTGCTCACGCGCGCCCATGCCTGTCTCCATCGTGTCAAACATCTGATCCGTGTCGTGCTCGTGGTATTCGTCCACGATTGCACAGGAAGGCGAAGCACCGTCGCCGGGCTTGCCGATCAAAGGCTCGAACCGCGCGCCTGTCTCCAAGATGTGCAGGTTTTTCGCGTTCACCTCTACGCCATAGTGCGCGCACATGTCAGGCCGCTTGAGCGCCATATGACGCGCAGGGCGAAATACCTCCCACGCCTGCTTTTCGGTCGTCGCGCCGCTGTAGACCTCCGCCCCATACTCACCATCGGCGGCCAGCATGTAGAGGCCGATCCCCGCGCCCAAGGCTGACTTGCCGTTCTTGCGCGGCACCACCAGCATTGCGCGCCGATACCGCCGCAGGCCATCGCGTTTGCGCAGCCATCCGAACACCGCACAGATGAAAAACACCTGCCACGGCTCCAGCAAAATTGTCTCTTTTTTTGCCGCCCATCGGCCCTTCGTGTGCGGCATCAACTCGATGAAGGCACAAGCCCGCGCCGCCGCCTTCGGATCAAAACGATAGGCAAAAGCCGCGTCGTCCTGCCAAGCCAGATCATCAAGGTGGCGCTGGCAAGCAAGCCAAATCAACTCACCAGCTGGCGCTTCCCCTGTGACAACCGCCTCGGCATACTGCCGCGCGGCCTCTGCATAGTCCTTCACCCAAGCGCCGCAAACGGGTTTTCGCGCTTCCCGCTATTGACGCTGACCTTGGAGCGCGCGGCAGGCGTCAAGCCAAACTCGGAAAGCAAGGCCTGCGCGTGCCGCATGGCCTCCGAGCGCTGCGAAACTTCCGGGCGCGCCCGGATCATCTCAACCTCTCCAGCGTCGTTCTTGCGCTCATAAACGCGCCCCGCGTCTTCAATGACCGCCGTGCAGATCTCCACTTCCTCAAGGCGGCTTGCCAGCATTGCAAGCGCCGCCGTGTCATCAGGAGAACCAACGCCCATGCGCGAAAGGATTGCCGCCGTGTTCGCAAAGATTTCGCAAGCCCTATCAGAAAGCCAATCAGGCGCGACCATCACACCGGAAGAGGCTTGCGGCGCGTCAGGGTTTGACCGGTCACGGCGCGCCGTTCCTTGCACCAATTTGAGCGCATCTGGCTTTCGCTTGTTGCCCATGGAAAACACCTTTCAACTGACAGTGCAAAAAATCTACTACACGCGCCGCTCCCC